AAAGTAGTCAGCATTTGGCTCATCGACTGGTACACTAAGTCCTATACCTAGATCACTCTCCTGAATCTTTACAAGTACGTATAACCCCTCATCATCTTCATCACCATCTTCTTCTATTTCTAATATTTCTAAGTCTTCGTTCATTCTATTGCTCCTCGTTGTATGGGATTAAATTTATGGTGCTCTTGTTTTGCTTTTTTGTATGCCTCACTTGCCTCTTCTGGTGTATCGTAATACCCTATTGTTATTCGTTTACCTTCTACCTGTATTCGGGCCACCCATTTATGAGTATGTTTATGCCAGTTTACTCCTATATATCCTGAAGTATTATCGTTTCGCGTTGTTACGTTTTGGCTTTGTTGTACTTGTGTGGCTAACCTTAAATTCCCAAGGCGGTTATCATTCCTAACTCCATTCTTATGGTCAATCTGCAAATTGTTTGGGATGTTACCATACATATAAAACCAAGCTAATCTATGAGCTTTATATGTGCGCCGATCAATTTTTATTTCTACGTAACCATTTGGGTTTTGGCTCTTAGCCGCACCACCTGCTTTAACAGTACCTCTAGAAACACGCCAAGTAAACACCCCTGTATCAGGGGCATAGTGCAATACCTCTTTCAATAAACTTTGTTCCATCTAACCCCCTATCACAGCTCTAAATAAATCTAATAATCTAGTCTGGGCTACATCTTTACCCTCTAGCACCGCTAATACCTTCTTCTCAACTGCTGACCCTACTAGATGCACAACTGTGCACTTGTTTGTTTGCCCTGCCCGATGTATACGAGCGTTTGCTTGTTTATATGTCTCTAAACTTAAAGTTATACCCCACCAGATAATTGTAGCGGCTGCATGTAGAGTAACCCCATGACTAGCAGATTGTGGTTGAATAACTAGTATGCGTGGGTCTTTGCTAGTCTGGAACTGATTGAATATATCCGCCCTCTTACCAACACTTACCCCACCATGTATTATGTCTACGGTATGCCCTGCATCTGTCAATACTTTCTGCACCATCTCGATAGTATGTCTAAACATAACAAACACGATCACCTTGTGCGCTGTCTCATCAATAATACTTAGTAGCTCAGTAGATCGGTTCTTAACATCAAACTCAATAACCCCACCTGTATCTGAGTACACAGCACCTGCTGATAGTTGGAGCAACTTGTTCAAAGCTACTGCCGCATTAGCCGCAGATATCTCCTCACCTCCTGCCATCATAAGCATCTCTTTCTTGAGCAACTTATAGTACTTCTCTTGCTGTGCTGTTAACGGTACATCTCTGGTCTGATACACAAGTTCTGGTAAGTCTAAGCACTCTTCCTTTGTGTACCGTATGGCAGGTTGTAAGATGCTATGTACTATCTCCTCTGCCTCTGGACGGTTCCTAAACACAAACATAGACTGCCGTATCTGTACTAAGTCCCTAAATGCATTGAACGCTCTAGGCACACTCTTGGGGTTCATTATCTTAGCTAGTCCATAGGCATCTACCGGAGACTGCGCCGCAGGTGTACCTGTCAGTAACCATAACCACGTATCGTCCTTGATTAGTTTGTTCAGTACTTTCCAACGCTTAGTAGCTACGTTCTTAAGATGTGTTGCCTCATCCACTACGATCAGATCAAAGCCCCCTGCATCTATCTCATCTTGAACAATCTCTACACCATCGTAATTGATAATAATTATCTCAGCACTACCCTTAATAATCGCAGCTCTCTTATCACGACTGCCATGTGCTATCTCTACTGATCGGTGCATGACTGTTCTGAATAAGTCCCTACGCCAAGCGGCATCCATAATGGACAGAGGGCAGATTACTAGCATACGTCTTATCACACCCAGCTTCATTAGGTAGTCTGCCGCCCAGATAACAGAGTTGGTCTTGCCTGTGCCCATTTCAGATAGACAGAACGCCTTCTTATTTAGGGTCAAGAACTCTGCTGTTACCCGCTGGTGGTCAAAGGGTTTATACATGCCTGTCCACTTATACTGAGTACGGATAGGTGATGGCACATTAGGGAGTTTCATGTTGTTTAGTATATGCGCTTCACCTAAACCAAAATTAACCCACACTTCTCCTTCAGCTACCAACCTACTTCTATCAATCACTGACGTAATAGCGTCAGGGTCATCAGTTTTTATGGACAGGAGTTTGTCCTGTTTAACTTCTATTATCATTATTTATCCTCTACAGTCCCTTATGGGGACGAGTCAGTAAATCAAATTATTCGTCTAGTATACTTAGTAATGGGTCTCTTGTCAATGGGGTCTCATGCATCCACTTGCGTAACTGATTCTTACAGTTTTTCCTTTCTTGAGACTTAACCCTTATTGCCATCTTACAAAGTGCATCTATATGACGGTCTATTAAACTCTCTGGCAGTCCTGCATCAACTGCCATAGTCTGCACGGATTTTACCGCTACCTCTATCTTCATTTCTTTTTACCTAGAGGCTCATTCTTTTTTACTGTGTGGTCTGCATTACGTGAGAAGGATCGGTTTTGTGAAGGGGTTCTTAGTCTTAAGTTAGCCGCTCCATTACCTGCTTTAGTACCTTTGATATGGTCTATGTCCTTACCCGTTCTGTTTACACCCGCTTTGTCTGCCGCTCTCCTAGCACGTTGCCTTTCCATCCTAGCCTCATGTGCACCGGGACGACTCTTCTCCAGCTCTATCTCACGAGCTACGTTTCTATCTGCTTTGTTCTTGTATGGCATCTTCTAGTTCCTTTTGTTTTACTGCTTCATTATGTATTATCTGGTCTATCTTTAAGTTTTCATACTCAGCTTCAAACAACCTATTCATATTAGGCAGTAAATCTTTCAGTAACTCAACTCTACTTATCCCCATTGTATCTCCCGTTATGTATACACCTTGTAGCTTGACACCACTGACGGCACAAGCCATTAGGCTTAGTATTAAAGATACCTGTTTCGTAAGCTATCTCACGCTGAGTGAGGACTTCTTTTAGCTTGTCAAATATCTCGAATCGTTTATCATACGTGTACTCAGCTTTTATTATCTCTTGTGACACTACAAACAGTAGCATACCTTTAATAACTTTAAGAGCTGGGTACTTTAAGAACACCGCCGCAGCTAGTAGTGCAAGCTGCTTAGTGTCTGCATACTTGGCAGACTTACCTGTCTTATAGTCCACAATATACGCCTTACCTGCCGCCTCGTCTACAATAACTAAGTCGGCTATACCTCTCCAATACCTATCCTCTGCCTCAAACTCGCACAGTGCGTACTCTCCATCTTCTAACTTAATACCCAGTTCAAGCTCACAGAACTTATCGCCATTGATATTATTTAATGTATCAAGGTAGCTCTTAATATAGTTGTACTTCTCAGGCAACGGGGTGCCTAATCCTATATAATGTTCTGCCGCCGAATGGACATCCTTACCGTACAGTGTGGCATCTGTATCAGTAAAAGGAACGTACTTTAAAACCTTATGGGCTTCGTATTGTTTTGGGCAAGTGATAAACTGGCTCAGTGAACTGTATGAGAAGCTAGGTGTTTTCATCGTTGGTGTTTAATTATGTTATCGCCCCAAAGCTCGGACTCTTTATAACACTCAGTGCATATCTTTAAGTTAAGCGAATAGTATTGTCGGAACCTTGAGCACTTATGTGGAGGACAGAACCATCTCTTAAATAGTTTTCTCATTTCTGTTGCACCTCTATTAGTTTAGCTATGTAATGAGCCGCCTTCCCTGCATCTTGAGAGTGCTCTTTCTTACCGTCTCTCATTGAGTATTTAATAATGTTCCCTTTAAGAAAACCTACAAACTCTTCATAAGTTAATATAGATTCCATTACTGTCCAAGGTTGTATTGACATATCTTTATAGTGATCCCCACCAACCTGCATGTTGTCTACACTACTCTTTGCTTTCCATAAAGGTTTCACAGTTGTCTCTTCGGTAATCATTTTATAGTCCTCATATTGTTTAGGGTAGCACCAAAGGTTTATAGGAGGGAATATGAAGTCAGCCCATTTCATTTTTTAAAGTTCTTTCTTTTTCGTATAGCTCTACTACTTGTTCGTATTCTTCCGCAGTTAATATCATCTTAAGTACGTGTGACCGTGTTTGCTCAGATAAAGTAACAAATTTTGGAAACGCTTTCATGTATGCAGGTTCTTCTAGTTCGGGTATTGGTTTAAGTTCTGCTAGAAATTCTTCTTCAGTGCGAGGGGCTGGTAATTTAAGCCCCGGCATTAACTCATCCACTACTTTTTGTACCTCTTCTCTAGTCATTTGTCGATCTTCTCTATCCATCACCATCCACTCCTCTCTGCGCTCTCAGTACATTCTTTACTACACCACCGCCTACCATCTGACACAGGAGCATCGCATTCCCAACATTGTCCTGACTCGTTAGGAAAGATGTCTAATTTAGCACCTTTTGCCATCTCTATCTGCTTGTCTAGTATAAGCTGGGCTTGGTCGTTGGCTTTATCTGCAATGTCAGCCATATCTTTCTCTTGCTTTAAAAGGGTTCTTTTTCTTACGGTTCTTGTTCGATTGTTTAAGTGCCATCTTATCCTGCATCTTTTAAGCTTCTACCATAACCACCCTCAGCCGCTAGTGGTATACCGGGCATCCAT